CCAGGATTATTTGGATCGTAATATCCAGGCGGAGGAGATGAGGGAACTTCCTCTATAAATATATCATTAGGATACTGAATTTCTATTTCTACGCCTTTCCCCACCACGGTGCTTTTCATATCAAAAGAAATATTAATTTCATCTCCTACACCAGCACCTAAAGATTGTAATTCTAACATTTGTTGTTTTACAGATAACTCTCTGTGTCCATTCGTAGAAGGCCAGCTATCATAATCGATATACACTTGATTTTGATCTATAAATTTTATACAGTTACCACCACTCTTACCTTCATTTCTTACAAACTTTGCATGATATCCAATCCCTGTGCTTCCAGCAAACTCTCCATTATCAAATGAATTGAATCCGCTAGTCCAATTATTTATCTTTATGGTGTCATTATGTATGCTTGAATCCCATCCAGCATTTATAATTGCTGGTTGACCTGTATTAGTATCTATCTCAATATCCTCAAATCCAGGATTATTAAAAATATTAGTTTGCGTTTTAACAAATTCTGTTATATTTCCATTGAAAAAGAAGTTTGGTATTTCTATAGTTCCACCCACCATATTTGGCGTAAATACTAATCCATTTTCTTGAGGAGTTATTTGTATTGTGTTTGAAGTATTATAAACATAAGTTATTGTTGGTGGATCTGTTGGTCCTGCATTTGTAAAATCGGTTACCTCTTGTCCAATAAATTCTATAGGAGTTTCAATAATATCTTTTTTTACACTCTCTTGCAATTTTACAAAATCATCTACATATCTGTATCCAGGTACCCTCTCAAAATTAAATAATTCAGCAAAATCATCTATGTTCTTAGCCTTTAATCTTACCTCTTTTCTAGATTCAGATATTTTATCAATATCATACATATAGTTTGTAAGAAATAATTGCTGGGTGCGTTGAGATGATGTAAATATCTTACCATCTTCAGCAATAAAAAGATTGTCATAATTGGATTGTTCTAACAATGGATATACTGTATTTTCCATTGTGCTTCCAGCCTCACCAGCGAAAAGTAAAACAGGTTTATCGTTACCTGCTAAGTTTCTTAAAAATCTGTATTTAAAATTAAATGTGCCGGAATTAAATCCAAACGATTGTAAATGTAAACCTGGTTTTAATTGAATGTATTCGTCATCAATTACAATCATTGACTCTTCAAATGAGAGACTTTTATAATCTATTAGATTATTGCTTTGATCGTATAACTCAACTAAGACTATATCACGTAAAGGTTGTTCTCCCCAATATCCATTTTCATAGGGTTTATCACCAACCTTTTTGATAATACCATTTATTATTTTATCTTTATCTTCTGTTTTTAATTGACTTGACATTATAGCTCTGTTATATTTCTATCGATTATATCATTTATTGAATCATCATCTTTTAATTGATCTACTTTTCTAGAAACAAAAAGAGTTGTGGTTTCATCATCGTAGATTTCTCCTGTGTAAGGATCTTCAAAAAGCCTTATAGCTCCAGTTTCACTTCTTACAAGTAGGCTTCCATCATAAGCAGATCCTGAAATTCCTACTAATGCCTGCAACCTTTCTCTTTCTACTAAGTATTTTTGTTCTTCTTCATCAATTAAGTTTTGATAAAAAGATAATTCTTGTAATTCTTCTGGTGTATACGGCATTTCTATTTAACAACTTTAAATGTAAATCCATCATCAAAATACTGAATAGTTTCTTCATCAGTATTACTTCCACTAATTACTTTAAATTCAAAATCATAAAACCTTTCTGATTGAAAAGCGTTTAACCAAAGATTAAAGTAGTTACCTGTAGAATCACAGCTCACCAATGAACCGGATCCAAATGGTACTACAACCTCACCGGTATCCGAGTCCTTTACAGAATAGTAAACACCATCTCCACCTATGTTTGCGATGCTACCGCTTGGTAGGTATTTAACTGTTAAGAATTCTGAAGCGGTGTTTGAGTAAGACTTTGTTGGATATCTTCCCCTTCCAACAACTCTAAATTTAATTTTTGATGTTTCTTTATATTCAGTTCTTAGATTTTTCATATAAAAGGTTAAATCTTCTAAATCCGTTGATGATAGCGCTTCTAAACTACCTGTACTCCATTTTGTATCATACCACTCAACCTCTAATTTAGGCGGATAAATAGTATTTGTTTGGCTGGAAAAGAAAGCAAAGTTTCCTCTTCTACTACTATCACCCTCTTCACCTGAACCCGTTATAGCACTTCCTACTCCTATACTACCGCTCCTCTTTATTATAAATCCCTCATTTGGATAGGTATCATCTAACCACTTATTTACAATAGGGGTAACATCCATTCTCATATCTGATGTTTTATACTCAAAAGATTGTGAACCATAAACCTCACCAAAAAAAGTTCCACCCCTTTGATACGAAACTGAACCACTAATCCAATAATCCTCTTCATTAAATCCTGTTCTAAAATCCCAACTAGCTCCCTGCTGCGTAGTAGGAGAATCCGCATGAAATCCTTCACCGACAACCCAACTTTGACTAACAGGATAAGCGTAAAGAGATTGACTATACGAAAGTTCTATTGAGTTTGCATCATATAAATTTAAGTAATATTTTGGATTTGTAATAGTGCCTCTACTCACAAGAGAAGAAATGTAATCTAAATCAAATTTCATTAATATACGAGAAACACCTATAAAAGTATTATCGCTTTTTTGATCTTTTCTTATTTCTAATATTTCATCCAAACCTGTATTCTTACTACCGGAAGCAGAATATAAGGTTGTGTCTATGTCAGGAAAAATAAAATAATGCATTAGTAAGATCCTCCATTAGCACCACCCATAGAATCTCCAACAACTTTTCCTTCAATATCAACTGTAGGAAATTTAAGTTCAAAGCAGCTTGGATCAGCTGATGGATAAACAACACCCTCTACTGTAGCGGTTTTTATATCATAAAGATTGCCTGAGTAACCATTTCCTGTATTAAATTTATTTACAATTTGAATAGGTGGTCTATTATTTGTGCTTGAATCCTCTTCCGGATCCTCAGGAGACACCACAGCAGTTACACCATCAACCAATGATATCCGATAAGCTAAATCGGATAACACAATTGGCTGTCCTATCTGCCACTTGTCTATTTCAAAATAAGCTTTTACAACATCTATAGCTTGTAAAACTACCTGTTCTTTATTATATCCTGCTCTTGTTATTAAGTTAAATTTAACACCTATATTAATAACAAATGCATCTTTTATATTTATAGCATCAGTAATCATTCTGAATTGAGTTAAGTATGTTTGAACATTTTCCTTAACCGCCTGATTAACTTTCATTAATTTTTTAGTAGCATTAAATCCTAATAGGTATAAATTCATAGCTAATGGGTTGAAAATTCTACCGGCACTTGCATCGGCTACGCTAGCGCCAGGTTCTATTTGTGAGTCTTGAACTATGTAAGCTTTTGCTATGTTACCATATTTTGGAGGCAAAGCATAAACTCTGGTAATATAATCCTCTTTCGTCACAGCTCTTTGTTGAGCTTGAAAATATCCCAAAGTGTTTTCCTTAACCTCAATAACACTCTCTGCTCCTCTACCGCCTGATGTTGGATTTGGATTTGAAATTGTCAATGAACTTTTAGTCGATGAAACTAAGGATGCATTTAATGAAGTTTCGTCTAAAACTGTAGTTAAAGAAGTTATATTTCTAACTGAGTTTGATGTTACATTATGGTCTACCCCACCACCATATCTGTAGGTAATTACCAATGTTGTATTAGATGGCGCTTGACCATAGGTTCTTGTTTTTAAAAAGTTAGCGGGATCAAAAGCTGTATTGAGATATGTAGGGGAACCAGGCAAAGTAGAACCAACAGAGTCCGGATTAGGGACTATTTCCTCATCAGGAGAATCTGATGTACCTGCTCCAAATCTTAATTCGGTTCTGTTATCGGTTCTTATAAAAGTTGTAAATCTTCTTGATGTTTTTAATAATTTTAATAAGTATGGAGCTTGATCTGAAAAAGTTGCTAAATCAGGATCACTAAGAGGTGTATTTTCCATATCTTGGAATACACTATCTTGAGCTAAATAATCAACCTCATACCAATTATTACCATCATCATCTGTACAAGAAATTATTTCCGTTACATTTGAATTAGCTAATGCAATTCTAGAAAACTTTTCCGCATCTCCAAATGAAAAGCGTTCCGTTGCTGTTTCACCGCTCTCTATTTTTACAGATTTTTTTAATAAATATGTTACTGGAACATTTGCAGCGCTTTCATATACGGTTATTCTCATTTGGTCATAAGAGCTTGAAAATTTAAAATTAACATCATCCACAGTTCTAAAGTTTATCCCACTATTAGATGATAATCGCATACCTGCATTTATTTTCATAGCATATGATAAATCAGCTTGAGTTGTATAACTACCACCTGTTCCTGATGCTATAGCAGGAACAGTTTGAAAAACATCTACTCTTCCTAAAGATGGAGAAGCTAATCTTGGCGTATAACCAAAAGATTGAGCCATATTATATACAGTTCTTTTTTCTTCAGCAAAAGATAATAAACTTTCTTTAAATTGATTATCTATGTAGTAAGATAAAACATCACCTACATAAGATGCCATCTCAATAAACATCATACCAGGTGATGCCTCATTAAAATCATTATATGTATTTGGAAAATATACTTTAGCAAATTCAATTAGATTAGCTTTAAATGAGGAAAAATCTTTATTTAAATATCTAACTTCTTTTACTGATTTTTTAGAAACTGAATACGGCATTATTTTCTCCGTTATGTGCCTTCTGTAATAGTAGGATCAGCATAAATTTCATCAGCTGCTGCTAAATTTAAACTTACAGTCTCTACAGTCTGATCTACATTTATAGAAAATTGTAGTCTTATATTTAGAACATTTGGCTGCCTATCCGATGGAATAGCTTTTATATCTCTGACATTTACAAATGGTAAAAATTCATCCATAGAAGATCTAATAGATTCCTCTATTTTTGATTGTAAATCCTCTGTATTTGGTTCAAAAAGAATTCTCATCAAATCGCTACCAAATGTAGGATTGCCTAATCTTTCTCCTTTCATAGTCATTAAAAGATTTTTAATATTACTTTTAGTCTGCTCTAAAGTAGTTTTTGTTTTTTTAAAAAATCCTTGACTATTATAATTTAATGGTAATGATATACCAATAAAAACATCAGGATTTAAATCCTTTTCTATTCTTGAAGCCATTATATTTTACCATCCTTTTTATCTAAAGCTTTCATCACACCCCTATAATCTTTTGTTAAATCACTTATCACAT